ATTTTTATATGGAAAAAATAGCATTTGTTTTAATAGAAATAAATAAAAAAAATCTATTAATGAGTCCTCGAAAAATTAGGAAGATAGTTAAAGTTAAAGTAGATCCAAAGATATCTAGTAATGTTAAGAGTAATATAACTAGAGGGCCTGTGGTAGTACATAAGACCAAACCTAATGCATCTACTCGTATAGCAGCTACTCATAGAAAAAATGTAAATCCTAATTGGAATATACCAAAGGTATTTAAACCTGTACCAAGAATATGGGCTGGTGAAACCGTATACATTATTGGTGGTGGGCCATCATTAAAAGGGTTTAATTGGAATAGGTTAAATGATAAAAAAACAATAGTTATAAACAAAGCACTACTAAGCTATCCTAATGCGAATGTTTTATATTGGACGGATGGTAGATTTTATAATTGGCATAAAAAAGATATTGATAGTTTTAAAGGTTTAAAATATACGATTGCCCCTAGAAGAGAACTTACGGAAGATATTCATTTGTTAAAGAGAGGTGTAAAATATGGATTAGAAACTTCACCAAATACATTAGCTCACGGAATGAATAGTGGATATGCTGCCATTAATTTAGCATTACATTTAGGATCTAAGAAAATAGTATTATTAGGTTATGATATGGGAAATAGTGGAACTGTTAGTCACTTTCATGATGGGTACCCAATTAATGCAACAGCTGATACTATTTATAATAAACACTTTTTACCAGGGTTTGATATTCTAAAGGAACATATCAAAGGTAAAGGTATACAAATTTTTAATGCATGCCCTACGAGTAAATTAAATGTATTTAAAAAAATAACTATAGAAGAATCGTTATCCCTTTGATGATCTGCGTACATAAGTCATAAACTCTCTTTGTTCACCTTTTAATAACGATTTACAGTGTTGGGTAAATTTGATTGACGAATCTATTATTCTTTGATCAACTCTTTTATTCCGGGAGTTATGAGCATCTGAACACTTATTACAAACAAAGTTTTCAACCTTCCTAGAATCCATTCTAGATTTAATTTCAACTTTACATATACCACAATTCCAATCCACAACATCAGAATCTTTTTCTAATTCTTTAATGTTTGTAAAAGTTTCCCTGAAAGGATTCCAAAGTATACGATTAGGATTTTTTTCATGCTCATTCATATCCTCAACTTTAAAGATAATCTCAAATGCCTGAGTATCTGAATCCAACCATTTAAGATAATTATTCTCTATCATAAATCGTTGCTTCAAAGGAGGCAGATTCTCCAATAGAATTCCATGCCTCCTTTTATACCATCCAAAGTTTATCTTACGGACTTTATACATTATTCATTAACCTTCTAAACTTTTCAGAAACTGTTTCTTCGAGTGGTTGAAATGATTCTCCTTTAGGTTTAGATAGTGCAGCCAATTTCTTTTTAGCATCAGCTTCCTTTTTCTTAAGTTCAGCAATATCTTCTTTACTATCTTCAATTGCCTTTTGTAACTTTTGAACTTGTTCCTCAGAACCTCTACCGGTTTTTAGATCTCTTTTAGCCTGTTCCAAATCTTTAGTAGCTTTATTCATTGTAGTTCTCTCAGCTTCTATGTTATCATTAAAGGCTTTAATATCAGCTTCTAATTTTGCACCTGGATCATCTTTACCAGTCTCGGTCTCTGTTTCAGTCTCGGTCTCTGTTTCAGTTTCAGCATTCGGATCAATAGCCTTTATCTTTTTCATAATCTCCCCAATGTCATTTCCTAAACCTTGGAACAATTCATCATTACCATCTAATTTAGCTTTTTTCTGTTGAGCTTGTTTAAATTTAATTTCTGCTTGTAGTTTGGCCTTTTCATCTTCGCCGTCTTTTACTTTATCATACGCAGCTTTAGCTTTAGTAATCTCGCCTTCAACAGCTTCTTTAGCCTTCTCAGCTTTTTCTTTATCTAACTTTGCCTTTTCTGCAGCTGCAGCCTTTTCATCTTCACCTGGTAATTTAACTTCCTTATCACCTTCTGATTCATAATCCTTTAATGCTTGCTGTGCATCAGCAGCCTGACCTGCTAATTTTTTAATTTTAATCTTAAGTTGTTTTGATTCTTCGCCATCAGCAGCTTTAAGAGCAGTTTCTGCTGCGGCTAGGTTAGCTTTTGTTGTTGCAATGGTTACAACCTTTTTAAGAGCATCAGTTGAAGCTAAATCTTTCATTCTTTGACTAACCGCAGATGCTTTATCTTTTAACGCTTGGTTCTTAGCTTTATTTGCAGCATCTAAAACCTCCTTTTGCTTAGGATCTATTTTACCTGAAGACTTTTCTTTCTTCTTAGCATGATCAACATTATTTAAAGCTATTTGAACTTTAGTCTGTTGATACTTCTTAGCATTGTTTTTAATCTTTTTCCATTTTATAGGATTAGATGCAATACCTTTAATGTCAGTAATACCTTCATCTACATTTTTATTATTAGATTCAGCTATAAACTCATTGTATGATTTTACTCTTTTCATATCTAGTTATTGATTTTTTTATATATTCAACTAATATAAGACAAAAAAAAGGTCCGCCGTTAAGCGAACCTTTTAAAACTGTATTATAAGTTTTTATTCTTAGATGATACTAGTACCAGCCTCGAAGTTAAAACCTAATGTGTAATACATTGTTTCTGGGTGGAATCCAGCGTCTACTAAAGCGAATCTAGATTTAACCGCGATTTTAGGAGCCATAGTTCCTTCTGCGATTGTTTCAACAGATTCAGCCATTAAGTAAGGCATGAATACTAAACCAGGAGAATTACCATCACCTTTTCTACCTACAGCAACTCTATAGTCAGTCCAAGCCATGTTTGGATCAACATAAATAGTTACACCAGCCAAAGCACCGATTGGATATAAAGATCCACCAGCTTGGTTGATTGTATTTGATAGTGGGTAAGGTACGAATCCTGCAACATCCTGAAGTGCCGTAGCAATTTCTCCAGAAGTTACTGCGAAAGTAGCAGGTCCTCTTCTTCCTCTTGTTGCGATTAGGTTAGAAGCAGCAAGTACTTTAGTATACAACCTACGTTGTAAAGTTCCTTGTGTTTCACCACCTGCACCAACTAACGTTCTTGCAACAGTTGCATTAATGTTAGTATTGCTATCGTTTCCAGGTCCTAATGGAATTACAACAGCAGGTGCTGCAGTTGTTCCGTAAGAAGCTGATAACTGTAAACCGTCAACAGCATTAATATTCTTAGCATTTTCAGCTCCATTTCTGAAGATTCTATCTAAGATATATTTGTTGATAGATTGAGTTAATTCATTTACCAATACAGCTTCTACTTGAGCAACTGCGTCGATTCCGAATTGTTTCAAATCCTGAACTTGTTCTCTAGTCACGGCAGCAGCAACTTGGTAAGTTTTAGCAGCAACAGACTTGTTGAATAAGCTTAGTCCCATGATATTGTCTGGAGTTGATTCTCCAACACCTCTTTGGTAAGGATCAGTTCCGTCAATAGACTCAGTTAAGAATCCAGGAACGTTCGTAGCACCAGGTAGTGGGTTGTTATCCTCAAATGCATTACCTGAGAAACCAGTAATATGGTCCTCTAAAGCTTTTACATATTCAGGAGTATCACCCCATGCACCGATAACTGCTGCAGTAGCGATATCAGAATAGAAATCTACACCACCTTTAACAGCTTCATAAATTGCTTCGTAACCTTCTTCACCTTGAGCAAAGTTAGTATCAGTAGCAACACCATTACCTCTTACACGGAAGATTGAGTAACCATCGATTCTAGATTTACCTACGTAAGTTAATTCGTAAGCAGCATTGTTAGCAGCAGTTGAAGCAGCATATACTAATTGGTTAACTGCTAATGCAGCTACACCTGAAGCTAAAGTTAAATCAGCTTTAATTAGTAATGGAGCAGAATCAGTTACTTTTCCACCTGCATCGGTAGTTCTACCTCCACCATATACGAAGTCTAGGTAAGTTAATACTCCCATAGGACCTTGCATTGGTACAACTGGTACTAAGTCTAAACCTACAGTCTGAGCAGCAACCTGCATAGCAAGTGGCAACAAAGAGAATGGTCTATCTCCAGAACCGGCAGTCATATTACCGTTGAAGTTGTTCATTGTAGTAGGATCGCTTGGGAAAGCAGTTGCACCCATACCTTGAACATTCATGTTTGGATTTAAGTGTACAGTATTATATACACTCTCATTAAGATTGTGGTAGTGACAGTACTTAGACATCCAAGATAACTTAGACTTTTCAGTAATACCAGTACTTTCCTCAATGATAGGGCCCCAGGTCTTTTGAACCTCAGCCTCGTTGATTAATTGATTTGCGTACATTTTTAAAAAATTATTTTTCGCATTTTTGTGGAATCTTTCAATTCCGTTTATTTAATCGCCTCGGTTCTTTTCTTCTTAACCATTCGATTAATATCTTTTAGATTAAATGATTATCTATTTAATCTGAATTTCATTTTGTTTACTAAGTCGTTTTTAAAAGATTCATTTACTAATGGCTCTTTTGTATTCGCGGCCTCAGCAGCAGTTTTACTTTCGTTAATAGATTCTGTTACAATTTGAGTATCCCTTAGATCTCTAGTTGACCAGAAGTTATTAATTCCATATTGATTATTTACAGGGTGGAACCTAGATTCCGAAATAATTTGACTTTGTCTTGCTTCAGAAAGGTTATTCCATTTTTCTTTGAATTTTTCTGGCATATCAGTAACAACATCTAATCCTCTTTTCTTTTCAATAAAATTAGATTCCCAAACATTTTCAGCCTGTATAGTTGACATAATTGGTTTAGCATTCATTGATTCTACAATCATAGCTTGCTTCTCTGTAGATAAAGAATTAAATTCATTCTTTTTAGATTCACCTAAGAAATTCATAAAGTGCATTTCAGATACATTCTTAACTTCAGCAGCTGCAATTAACTTTTCTAATTTTTCTTCAATAGAATTTTTATAATCTACAGTCTCATGAGTTTTACCACATGATTCACACATTTCTTTTAATTTTGCTTTATCAGCATCAGGATACTTTTCACAAACTTGTTCATAAGTCATTCCTTCATCCATACATTTAGAAACTTCTTCCATTGTTGGCATAGAACCTTCCTTCATACCATATTCATTAACAGTACCTTCATTAATAGATTCAGCATTAGGAGTGTTTACATTTTCAGCAATATACTCAGCATACTTAATGCTCTTATCTACATTTTCACCAAGATATTCAGAATAAGCAATATTCTGGTCAACCTTTTCAGCAACGTATTCAGAATAGTCAATACTCTTCTCTAAGTTTTCAGCAACATAGTTAGAATATTGAATTCCTTTGTCAGCCATTTCAGCTACATGTTCAGCATATTGAATACTTCCATCTAGTTCTTCAGCTAAATAAGACGCATAGTCTTTAATTGAATTTACATTCTCTGCTAAGTAGTCAGAGTATGAAATGTTTTTATCAAGATTCTCTGATAAGTATTCAGCATAATCAGTAACCTGATTCACTTTCTCTGCAATGTGCTCGGTATACTTAATAAGTTTTTCCATTACCTCATCATTATTAGAATTAGTAGATTCTTTAACATTACTAAGAACACCTGATACATATTCAGTATACTTTTGAAAATCTTCAACAGTTACAAAATTATTATTTTCCATCGTTAGATCTTTTTTATTATCGTTATTTTCAGTTTCTTCCATTTCGTAGATTAATATACCATCATCATTACTTAAACCAAAAGATTCATTTACTCTTGATAACTCAGCATTTTCAAAGCCAGGATCTGCAACCAAGTCATAAGTAAAAAACTTTTTAATTTTAACTTTACCATTTTCATCTACTGTACCAGCAGCTCTGCTTGAAATATGTAAAGGAATACCATCCTTAATAAGTGCTTGTGCTTCTTTTCCTTTAGAGGTATTCAGTAATCTTATTTTTCCAATAACCTGCTTCTTTTCTTTATCATAATCTAAAGATTCAACAACGTGAGAGACATTAGCCAAACTAACATCAAAATCTTTAGGATGGTCTAATTCACCTAGAAGTTTATTGGTCTTAACCTTTTCTTGTAATTCATTAATGTGAGGCATTACTTCTTTCTCCTCATAAATTCGGTTATTCTTGTTCTTAACATCAAATTCGGTAAATACACCTTCTAGTACAACAGATCCGTCATCGCCGGTTGTTATATCTAAATTTGATTTTTGTCTTTCAAGAATTAATAATTTTTTTCCTGACATTTTCTAGTAGTTATTTGATTTATATATTACAATCTCTGTAAGGTTTTTGTTAGAGGTCTGCTAATGGATCCTCATCAGCTGCACCTTCTTTCTTTTCTGGTTTAAAATCTGCTTTATCAGCACCTAAAAGGATCATTTCTATATCCTTTTCAGAATACCCTTCTTTCTCTAAATCAGCTCTTTCTTTAGCTCTAGCATTAGCCTTTAAATCTTCACGAGTAAAGCCACCATATCTCTTAACCAAGAATCCTAAATCGAAGTATGGAATTTCCTCCATTTCTGCTGTCATAGTACTCAACTGAGTTTTTAGGTTACCGATAAAATCAACTCGCTTAGTCTGTAATTCCATTTCTTTCATTTCCTCAAAGACATTATCTTTAACAAAATTAAGTCCTAGTCCTGATTTAAATGAAACATCATTTTTTAATTCAGGATGGTTAAGGCACATCTGAAGATACATAGGCTTAACTAATATTTCCTGAAATATTGATCTTAAACGATCAACAAATTTAGAAAATTTAATTTCATCTCTTAACATTCCACTGGCATCCATATCATATGTATTACCTCCTTCTTTATCAAATCTTGAGAAAGGAATTTTAGAAGCCATTTTTAGTCTATCAGCAAAATACTTTAGAGATTCAGTATCTCCTAAGTCAGGACCATCTCCACCGATTGTACTAATCTCTGGTGATTCACCGTCTTTTGAAGGTAACCAATACTCTTTATTAAACGGCATCATTGGTTTTCCGTTAGTTACAATTTCACCACTTTCTTGGTTAAAATCTACAACCTCTCTATATGAATTCATTAACTGTGCAAGTGATTGCTTTGCTCTAGTTTTAGATTTACCACCAACTGGTATAATAAATTGAGTTTTAAATGAAGCATTAGAAACAGCCCAGATAATTCTAGTAGTTTCCATAATTCTTAAAAGATTAAATGATCTTATTAATCTCTCGACATAAGATATTCTCATTGGGGAATTAACTTGTGAATAAGAAAGGTATATAATTTGAGAATCCCATAACTTTCTCTCTTTAGCACCTTGCCCTTTATATTGTACCCACTGCTTCTTTCCAGTGTCAGTATCAATACCAGGCATTAAGGAAATAGGATCCAATTCTTTAAACCCAATAATCTCTGTTTGTTTATCATTATATACTATTTCAAATGCAAGGAATCCATCAACTAACCATTTTCTAAAATAATTCCAAGGCTGTACCGAATCATTAAAGCCAAAGTAATTATAAAGGTTATTATATACATCATCTATTTCATCTTCGATAGAACTTGCAATATGACCGTGAAAATCAGCATATGCCATAAAATTAGATTCATCAAATACAATTGCCTCATCGGTAATTACATCTAAGATATCTTCTATCTCATCCTGTACTGCGTATTCTCTAAGCTGGTCTCTCTTTCTTTCATAATCCCTATCAAAAATAGAGATATTCTTTTTCATTGTAGTATCCGTTAAAGATAGTGCAGCAAATGCGCTGTACATATCATCGGCATCAGAGCCCATTGGATTAAAGGTATAACCCATTTGATTTTCCGTAAACCCAACCGCTCGTGAATTACGAATAATCATATCATCGTAAGCCATGCCTAAATTAGAAAGATCCTTTAAAATCTTCCTTACTGGATTGCCTGTACTTAAGGGTCCTCTTCTATCAGTAAAACCTGCCATATTGTTTTATCTTTTATTGTTTATATATTCTTGTAATATAATGCTTGTGCCTCATTTATATTTCCACCAAAGAAATGATTTTGATTGTTAACGGCACCTATATACCAATCCTCATATCCTAACATCCTCTGTTTTCTTATTCTATCTAATCTATATTGCCTAATAGCATACGTAAGATTATACTTTCTTCCTAAAGACTTTTTTAAATTTTCATATGTAAATTCACTTAATCTAGGTTGAGCAGCAGGATTACCTGGAGATTTATTTATTGCAGATGATATAGTATTCTTAAATGATTTAATTACATCTGAAAGAAATGGTAGTCTAGCATCATAAGGAATATAATGAAGATTAACGCCAAGTTGGTGATCATTATCACTTTTACCTAATCCTAAAACTAAAGGGTATGTATCATAGAATGTTTCAGCTGGAGTAAAATATTCAAAAGAATACATTTTTCCATTATCTAAAATACCTTTTGCCGCACTCCCTATATTTTTTAATTCTTTATCAGACTGTTTAGATGCTCCACTTCTACCTTTATAATCTGCAAGGTAAATATCTAAGTCTTCTTGAAAGGATCCTATTATTGCCATTAGAATAATTTTGAGTCTTCTGTTAATAGCATTACTTTAAAATTTCTTAACTTTGCCATTTTATTTAATGCTTCAGTTTTACAAAGGTTTCTTACATAAGTTTCGTATCCATGTTGAAAGTTTTTTAAAGCCTTTGCTGTTTTTCTTTTTGGTGCTTTAGGTTTTTGTAATTGTGCTTTAGGTTTTATCTCTACTACAAATTCTTCCATTATACCACCTTTATCCATTTTCATATAAAAATCTGGATAATAATTATGAAACTTTTTATCTAACATATTAAAGTATTTTACAGAGAAAGGTTCAGATGCCCATTTTATTACTTCTTCATTATGATCACACCAGTGGCAAAACTTTCTTTCCCAACTACTTCTGTATATAATTGGATGCTCCCCAATATACTTTCGTGGATTAGTAGGATTATAATACCCTTGCTTAAATCCAGACTTAGAAGTAGGTTTTACTTTTTTAATGCCCATTTAATATTATATTGTATAAATACCGTCGCTATCAGCGCTACCGTTAATTGAAACAGTACCGGCATATTTTCTAGGATGAAGTTTATTCCAACCTTTAGCAAATCCTCTTTTTGCTATTTCAGTAAAATAAGCAAATGCATTAGTACTTTTCTCAGGATTAAAATTTCTCCAATATTTAAATAAATCCATGTAAGCAGATGCTATACAATCTTGTCTATCATCAGGATTTGCATATGATAATTTTCTAGAACATTTATCTGCTAATAACATTAGAAATTCTAATGCCTTTGGTGTAAGTTCATCCTGTTCTTTAGATAAAATTATTTGTTCCAGGAGATCTCTATTATTTAAGTAATTTCTTTTTCTTGCCATTTCATAAATGTTTTATTTATTATTATATACAAAAAAAGCCGATAGTTTATTATTACTACCGGCTTTTATAATATGGGAGGTTTCTTAAATCTTAACGTTAAGTTGACCTTTAGGACAGATTGTAGTTTTTCCATTTTTTGGATCAATACATTCTAAAGAATCATCATCGCCTAAAGAAGTATAATCTTCAGCACTTACCATAACTTCTTGACCTTTTCTAAGACCATTTCCGTTCTTATTAACTTCAGCTTCAACAAATCCGTCGTTTAAATAATCGTTACGACTTTTTTTTTCTGTTACTGCTTCTTCTTTCTTTTCATCTTCATCTTCATAATCTTCGCCGTCATGAGTTTTAGACTTATCGCCTTTATTACCACCTAATACAACTCTGTCATATGTTTCTTGTAAAGATTTTTCAAACTTAGAAATTTCTTCTTCTAATAAATTCATAGCTTCAGTAAGTTCTTCAGTTTCACCAAGCTTATTAATAGCTTCTTTAACTTTAGCTTTCTTTTCTTCTAGGAATGATATTTTATCAGAGATATCAGATCTTTCTTTTTCAACTTTAGCAGCTTCATCATTTTCAGCAATTAATCTTTCTGAAAGAATTGGAGAAGCATCATAATTAATAAATTCTTTTACTAATTTAACAGCTTCAGTTGCAGAAGGTACAAATACCATTTCATTTAAGTGCATTGCAGAATTAACTTTATTTACATAAATTCCTTCATTTACACCTATCATAGTTAAAAATAAATTATCAAATTCGGTTGAAGTAATATTTGTAAAATTATCCATTTCAGCAAGAAGATCAACAGATTCAAAGAATTTACATACTTTATCTATTTTCCATTGATTTCTATAACCGAAAAAGTTAAGAGCCATTAAAGATTCTTTTAATTCAATTATACTAGCATTTGATAAATCAGTCTTTCCTAACTTAATAGTACCTTCAGTTAAATTAAATTCTAAAGTTCTATCATTACCTTCACCAAAAGTAACTAAAGTATTATTCATATTCTTAAACATTCCTAATCCTTCTAATACATCAAAGAATCTAGCATCTTTAACATCGGCTTCAGTAATTGTTTTTCCATCAAAATTATAATTCTTTCCATGTAAGTGGAATGTTAATCCTTTTTCAGATTCTAAAACTGGTGAAAGAATAGTAGAAATATTACCACCACTGTTTGATACAGCTTTATTATCTTCTGCTTTCATTTCATTAAGAATAGCTTTACAATCCATTGACCATGGGTTCTTTGCAGCAATTGCAGAAAACTTAGATTTAATAGAATCAGAAGATTCATTTAATAAACCTTCTAGGTCATTTACTAATCCTTCATACATTTTACCTTTTTGTGTTTGTGTACGAGCGATCGCTTCAGATACTCTGAATGACCATTTAGTATCATTATAAGCTCCAGTAATATAAGCTCTTAGTTCTGTGATTGGATTTAACCAATCTGAAGAGGCTAAGCTTTTGTGAAGATGTTTAGCAATGTTAAATTTCAACATAGGATTAACACTGTTTTCTATTTCTTCACTGATAACTTCAGTTTCTTCGTTTTTGAATCTCATTGGGAATGCCTTTAAAGATTCTTCTAAAATGTCAAGTGCATTTTTAGCAGAATAAGAAACTCTGGAATTATCCGAATTCATTTCCTTTAATGCATCAATGCTCTTCATAACATTTTCGTGCAGTTCAGCAATTGTAAATTTCATTTCGTTATGATTTTTTTGTTTATTATTATTTTCTGTAATTTCTGTTTGATTTCCTTTGAAGGCATTAATTGCACTCATTGCTAATTGTTGAGGAGTTCCCATACCTACAAGAATTGCAAGTACTTGTGAATCTGTCATCGGTCCACTTTCAACAACCTTACCGTTTTTACCATCTAGTTTTGTTTTTCCACTCTGGGCAAATAAAACACCAACAATATCAATTAATTGCTGAGGTGGCATATTAAGGTAAGGAGCATCAGTGTTAACACCATATTGACGGTCTATTGAACCACCTGAGTAAACCTGAGTTTGTCCTTCTTTAATAACTTTTTCCATATTATAGAATTTGATTTGTTTTATATATTCTAAGATCTTAGAGTTAATTATCCCTCGTCATCATTAGCATTTCTGTAAACCCTACTTGGTTCACTTTCCTTTGTTTTTTGTGATGTATCAATACTTCTTTCATCATAATGACCACCTACTTCTTTACTTGATGTATTGTTATATGATTCATTACTCATAACCG